CACCCCACATCCTGCGCTGCGTCGATGGCTTCGCGTAGGTCATAACTGGACGCGATTTTATCGCCCATGCAGTTGTTGACTACGCGCAAAGGCCTCTCGCCTAGTCCGTGGTTTTCAAACTGGCACTGATTATCAGCCAACCAATCCAACCGCTCACTATCCCGCCCAATCTCCGCCCGCACGCGCTGTTCTGCCCGGCGTTCGGCTTCGAGGATCATGTCTCCGGCCTCGCGCAGATGACCGTCATCATAATGCAGCGGGTAAGCCAATCGGACGGCCAGTTCTAGCGTCTGCTCCTCTCTCGTCCTCATACCACGTCTCCTAGGTTGCGGATTGCTTTGGCTCACTCAGCCGCGCTGAGCCTGCGCTGGATGCAATTTTCCCGGGCAAACCCGTTAGGCTCCTTTTCATGTTCGAGATAATATTTATCACTTACACGTTGCGCTTCCTTAGCAGCACGCTCCCGCTCCCCCGCCAGCATCTCGGCTATTTGCGTGGGGGGGATGATGGGGCCGATGTAGCGATATTCAGGCACGCGGTATGCGACTTCATCCAGCGTCAAGTAGTAACGCTTCTCGGAATCCCACCAGTATTTGTTGGCGGCGTCCCACCATTTTACTTGCTGTATCGTTAAACCTATTGCGTGCCACCCATCCCGCTCAGGAAACATCGGCACGCCGGGCCGCTCTGGGTTGGGCCAGTTGTTTTTATTCATGCTGGTGACCCTTTACGAACAGGGAAAGGTTCAGCCTTCCCTTGTTGCGCAACGCTATAAGCGATGTATGAGGCAGCCGTAAAACCATCCTCACCCATGAAACAACAGCGGACAGCCAGCCCTAATTTCAGAAGATCATCACGGGCAGATTTACTGATAACATTCCCATCATATACAGGGCCTTGGTATAGCAATTGCTTAAGCTGCTCTCTATGCGCAGCAGGTAACGCGTCCCAAACGACAGACCCATAGGAAAAATATCCTTCGTCCGTTTCCATTTTCGACAAAGCTTCTTTAGCTTGATCGGCCCATTTTATACGCTCGGGGTTAGGCCAGTTTGTGGGGGTGGTCATGCTGCAGCTCCTTCGGCGCGAAGGTGGAAATAAAGACGAGCGCAGGCGCGAACATCGACAAGCGCATCATGTGCTCCCTCAAGCTTTTCCCCAAAGAAGTGCTTGATGCACTCCTCCAGCTTGGGTGCTTTGGGTTTGTTGATGCCTGCAGCAATCATCCTTGGTGTCGGCGGCAGGTTTACGATTGGTGCGGAAGCTTCCATCGTGTCGAAGGCCGGGCTATCCAGCTTCCAACCGCGACCCAGGCGCTCGAACATGATGTTGATAATCTGGCGGTCAAACTTCTCGTTGTGGGCAATTAGTAGGTCAGCCTTACGGCTTAGGTCATAGAAAGCTGCAGCAACAACAGCCTCTCTGATGCCAATTGCCTTAGCTTTCTCGGTGGTGATGCCGTGTACAGCCGCAGCCTCTGTCGGGATGGCCCAGCCATCCGGATGCACAACTAGATTAACGCAGGATTGTTCGTTTCCAGAACTGTCAGTCAACAGTGCAGCAAGCTGCACACAGCGTGGCTGGCGGTCAGAATTGAGTGGGGCGAACCGGTCTGGAAGGCCGGTTGTTTCTGTGTCGTAGAAGAGGATCATGCTGGCACCTCATCAACCGGTGCGGCCGCGTGCTCCTGCGCGAACTCGGCACGCTTGGCGGCAATCATGTCCTTCACATCGGATTGCACGTCTTCGGGGATAGGGCGCCCGGCCTGCTCAGCAGCAACAAGAGTACGCTGCCATGTCTGCCAGAGTACATCGGCGCAGGTCGCATCTGTGCAGCCAGCAAGGCGGCCTTTGAATATGGCGCGGTGGTCTATGGGTCTTGGCTCGGCGATGCGCTCTTGGCGTGGTGTTATGTCAATGGTTTCGGCAGGGATGTCGGAAGCCTCATCGGCGCTGATAAGGCCGCGCAACACATCTGGGAAAGCATCACGTAAAGCAAATCCTCTGGCGCGCATCTGGAGCATCCGGCGCGGATATTGCTGCCATGGGCCTTGTTTGGACCAAAGGGAGGCTTTCTTGGCGTCTGCTATGCTGAACTCACCACGCACTTCATCGCCATCTTTGCGCCGAACTATGCAGACGGCCTGAAAGTTATCGCCTTCGCCCTCAAAAAACTCCTTTACCGACCCGCAAAGCCCAGACCCGCGTACCAACGCAAGCATAGCATCGCCCCAAATGCTCGGGCGTCCGTTGATGACGGCTATGTTCTGGATAGCCTGCATAGGGGCCAAGCCAAGTTCTGAACCCATCTGCACAGCAATCATGATGTTTTCAGGCTTACCGCGGTAATCCTTGGGCATCAGGTCGGATGCGGCCGCCATATTGGCAAAGCTCATCAACTCCTGAAAAGTCGTTGGCTGCAAAACAGATGAATGGGTTGTCAGGGAATTACTCATATCAACCATCCTTACGGGCGCTAACGACCAGAACGGGTGCGCCGCCATTGGTTAAGGAAACACCGGGAAGGCTTTTCTTCCGGGCAAGTTTTTTCATTTCGTTGGTCTGGAACTTGTCAGGCTGGGGCTGCCAGAGTTCCGGATGCGCAGCCTTCAATGCTTTTTCATCAGTCACGAAAGGTTCTGGCGGCTTATCGCGGAGGCTGGCCTTCCAATTTTCTGAATGGAACCCAGTCACGCCATCGCTTGCCATACGCTGCGCCAGATCTGGACGAAGAAGCTGAGCCGCCTGCTTGCCTTTGCTCTCCAGCTCTTCTGCTGCGCCGATAAGCTCCAGCAAACATGCGTCAGTATTGGCCCCATCTTCACGGATAGCCGTAATGAAGTGGCTCCATGCCGCTATGGCAGGGCGCAATACATCCGCGTGGATGCGGTTGGCGGCAGTGAGAAGGGGATCGCTCACGCCACCACCTCCTGAGCCTTCATAAGCTCTGCATCAAACACCAGGGCACGGGGAGGGCGCGTGCTGGAGTCCAGTTTTTCCCCTAGGTCACGCAGGAAGTATGCGTTGCCTGAGGTCATGTTCTGCTCTCTCAGGCACAGCGCTGCCGTTACGACAATATTTGTCAGATGTTCTTTTTGCTGTTCGGTGAGCATCACGCCGCAGCCTCCAGCTCATCGTGTTTCTGATCAGCCTGGGTAAACGGTAAAAGGTCATGTTCCTGCTGGACCTTCTCCCAAATATCATTCACGTAGCTGACAAGCGTTTCCACGCTTTCGTTCAGCCACCGCACCTGCTCTTCGCGGATTGCGTCGTCAGGGAACGCCTTTGTTTCAAAGCCTTTCCGTGTGCGCTCCAGTTCTGCGCATCGGGCCTCCAGGTCACCAACATCACGCGCGGCCCATGCCGGAGCGCGATCGGTGTTAAAGAGCCCATCATCCACAGCGCGTTCGTATGCGCTCAAGATTTTTTCTGCCATTTTCTAAACTCCCTTGTGGGAAACATTCAGCCAATGCGGCCACAAAACCCGGCCCGCGAGCCGGGAAGTGCGGGGGCATCAGGGGGAGAGGTAAGGCAGCCGAGGTAATCCGATCAGGTCAGCCCCCACATTCAGGGTGCAGAACAGGACATTAAGCAGATCTGCGGTCACTGCTGGTGCGCTTCTGGCAAGGAAGATGTAGGCTAACAGCATTGTCCATGTTGCAATGCCAAGCGCAATTTGCACGAAAGGATTATACAGAACCCCCAGAGTCCATTGCGTTGCAATGAATGATTTCGTCTGTGGTGCCGGTTTTGATTGGGTGTTTTGGTTCATAGCCCATCACCTGATTGGTTGGTGAGCTATCCTTAACGCGCTTAAGTAAAATAGAGCAAGAGAAAATTTAAGCGGCTTAAGTTTTTTATTTTTTCATGGTTATCGCTGCCGCCAAGGCCTGCAGGGCGTCAACAGCGGCGTTCTGCTGAGAGGCTGGAATTCCTCTAAGGATTTCGAGGGCTCGGAGTTCAGGGGCGGTTTGAGCCTTCGCTATTTCCTCTGGGGAATCGCCAGTAAGTAGATATCGAGATGACACCCCCAAAGCCTCCGCCAACCGTTCAAAATTCAAGCTTTTTGGCACGGCTCTGCCAGTCTCATACTGGACGACAGAGTTTTCCGAGAGGCCGATCATGCGCCCAAGCTCTGCCTGTGTGAAGCCTTTTTGTTCTCTTATTGTTCTGACCCGTATGCCAAAGGCTACTTTCTTAGGGTCTCGGTCTTCGATGCGCTTAGGTGGATTCTTGCTCATAAGAGATTGTCGCAGTCCGATTTGAAGGGAGCATCCTTAATTTGCTTGCAATCAAACATTAAGCCACTTAAGGTCATCATCATGAGAGAAACACTCCTTGAGGAAGTCCTTTCCCGACGCGGGGGCGGCAAGGCAATCGCAGAGGCTTGCGGGGTCACGCAGTCGGCGGTGAGTCAGTGGAAAAGGGTGCCTGATAAGCACGTCGAAAAATTTGGTGCGGCAGTAGCAAAGCTGCTCAAACGCACCCCTACCGAGGGGGCCGCACGTACGCATGGCGGTGCAGCATGAGCGGTTCCGTCAACAAAGTCATACTGGTGGGCAACCTGGGCAAAGACCCGGAAGCCCGCAACAGCCAGAACGGTGGTAAAATCGTCTCTTTCTCCGTTGCGACCAGTGATGTGTGGAACGACAAGAGTTCCGGCGAGCGCCGCGAGCGCACGGAATGGCACCGCGTTGTCATTTTTAACGAACGTCTGGCCGATGTGGCGGAACGCTTTTTGCGCAAAGGCCGCAAGGTTTACCTGGAAGGCTCGCTCCAGACCCGCAAATGGACCGGCCAGGACGGGCAGGAGCGTTTTACGACCGAAGTTATCATCGACCGTTTCCGTGGTGAGCTGACCCTGCTGGACAGCCGCAACGGCGGTGATGAAGGCGGCCAGTCGCGCTCGGCTGATCCAGGCTATGGCCAGCGCGGGCAGGCCGCGAGTTCCAGTGTGGGATATGACCGCAGCCTTGATCGGCGCTCCGGGTGGAATGACCGGTCGCTTGACGACGAAATTCCTTTCTAACCCCCGCACGAACCCATGCCCGTAACTGCATCCTCAATCCCCAATTTACGCGCGACTTCCGCCAGCAGTACCTTGCGCTGCTGGATGGTCGCGTACGGGTGCAGGAACGACCATAGCTCCGCTGCTCTGACAGTAGACTGCCAGAGGAACGGAGTATTGTGCATGGCGGCAGGCATCGCGTCGCACGCATTCAGCACGTCCAGCGCATACCGGCCGCCATACTGCACCGTTCCAAATTCGGTCTCCTTCTCCATTGTTTCTCCAATCTCCCTTTCTCGCAAAACGGAGAATGGACAATGATGATGGAAATTTCTCGGGAAAATGTTTCCCGAAATGTCACCCCAATTCCCTCGAACGAAACCTGCGCGGAAGCGGTCAGCTCCGCGATGCAACAGCGTTACGGGGATCTTCGCAATGCCGCCAAACGGGTGTCACGCGCACGCGGCTGGTCGGTGAAGGCTTTCAAAAATTGGCTCTACGGCACGAACGCGCCACGCATGCAGGACTTGATTGTTCTGATGGCGGACTGCCCAGAGCTGGAGCAGAGGGTCGGCCAGATGGTCGAAGAAACAAGGAAATGCCTACAGCAATCCAAACTCTGAAATGGCGAGGATTCGGCTTTGACCGTGGCGAAGGCTTTGTTGAGTTGCGCTTTGGCGTCATTGGCTTTGCCTTCACGCGCAAAAGTCTTTGGGCCGAGGTACAGGAACTGCGTGAAAAGAACGCCCAGCTCCAAGAGGTAAACGGCGACCTCCTCTTTGGGTACAAAGAGTTGCGGCGGCGCGTGATTGCAATTCAGGTTGTGGCCGACACAACGAAAAAGCTGGCTGTTGAAATCAACGGGGAGGGTGTGGAATGACCCCATTTCCCGTTGAAGAAATCCGCAGCCGCCTCGCTGACGCCGTGCAGATGGAAGGCAGCCAAAGCGCATGGGCGCGCAAAGCTGGTGTTCCGCGAACAACAGTTTCCGAAGTCCTGTCGCAAAAACGCGACATACCAGAAAGCATTATCAATGCACTGGGCTACATCGTTCGCCCTATGTGCGTACCTGCTAGGAAGGGGATGAACCGGTGAAAGTCCTGATCGGTGGAGAATACAGCGGGCGGGTGCGTGATGCTTTCCTTACGTGCGGCCATGATGCCATGTCCTGCGATCTGCTCCCGACCGAAAGGCCGGGTCCGCACTACCAGGGCGATGTGAGGGATGTTCTGGATTATCCGTGGGATATTGCAGTCTTTCATCCTCCATGCACGGATCTGTCTGTGTCTGGGGCGCGCCACTTTGCGGGAAAGCGGGTGGACGGCCGCCAGCAGGCTTCGGTCTCGTTCTTCATGACGCTGGCCAAGGCGGACATTCCGCGCATCGCCATAGAGAACCCGGTCTGCATTATGTCCAGCCTATGGCGGAAGCCCGACCAGATCATTCAGCCGTGGCAGTTCGGGCATGGAGAGACCAAGGCAACGTGTCTGTGGCTCAAGGGGCTGCCGCCCCTAAAGCCAACTAATATCGTGGAAGGGCGTGAAGCGCGCATTCATCACATGCCGCCCTCTGAAAATCGCGGGAAACTACGGAGCGAAACCTATGCAGGCATTGCCGAAGCAATGGCCAGGCAGTGGGGAGAAATTGCAAATGTCTGAACTCGGCCATAACAGCAATAATCCGGCAGTAGGCGGAATTGCCGCCGACCGCCTGCGCGCTATCATTGACCGGGTCGAGAGACTGGAAGAGGAACGCAAAGCCCTATCCGGCGACATCAAGGACATTTTCACGGAGGCCAAGAGCGCTGGCTTTGACGTGAAAGTGCTTCGTCAAATCATCCGCATTCGTAAGCAGGAGCCCGCAGAGGTGGAAGAGCAGGAGAACCTGCTGGATATTTATCGTCGGGCCCTGGGGATGTAGGTCGATGGCACAGCACGAAGAGGACCGGCTGCACACGCATATATGGAAGGCTTTGCAGTTCATCCTGCCGGATGAGGCCGTGGCGTGGAGCACGGAGAACCGCCAGATGGGGCCGCGTGAAGGCATGAGGCGCAAGGCGCGGGGGTGCGTCCCTGGCGTTCCTGATATGGAGATTCACCACAAAGGGCGCTCGTTCTTTATCGAGATCAAGACGCCAACCGGCAGCGTGAGTAAGCCCCAAAAGGACATGCACCAGCGCCTAAAGCGGGCAGGGCACGCTGTAGCCGTTTGTCGATCGCTGGAGGACGTGCTGTTCTTTCTGGAGAGCCATGATGTGCCTCTGAAAGGGATGGTGATGGCATGACTGGCTTACCTGCGCCCTTAACGCCTCCAGATTGCGACCTGCGTGGGTATGACTTCATGCCGTTTTACGGGATGAGGTATTTCCGATCTTCCAGCTATATGCAGGCCGCCGCGAAAAATCCGCGCGCTGGTATGGCCGCGATGAAACTATGGTGGGAAGCGTGGTCGCAAGTTCCGTGCGGGAGCTTGCCGGATGATGATATTGAACTTGGTATGCTGGCAGACTTCGGGACAGACCAAAAAGGCTGGGCCAAGGCAAAAGAAATTGCTCTACGTGGTTTTGTGAAATGCTCTGACGGTAGGCTCTATCATAAAGAGCTTTGCGAGATTGCGCTGGATAAATTCGACCTTCGCTTGAAGTCCGATGAAAAGCGCGAATCTGACCGTGAACGCCTTAAGGCATGGCGTGCGAAACAGAAAGACGGCGGGAAGCAAGCGAATATCGAAACACATCCTGAAACGCAGAACGAAACAAACGATGAAACAGTTTCTGAAACGCAGGATGAAACACGTTTCGTCGCAGGTAAGAGAGTAGAGAGTAGAGAGATAATATCCTCACTACGTTCGGATACCCCCTGTGGCCCCCCTGCGCGGTCGAAGCTCAGTCCACGAGGCTCCCGCCTTCCCGTCGACTGGGCTCCAACTGATGCTGACCGGGCCTTTGCGCTCGGTCTGGGGCTGAACCCCACGGACATTGCCCCGCAGTTTGCGGACTTCTGGCGCGCCAAGGCTGGGGCTGGAGGTGTGAAGCTGGATTGGGCAGCCACGTGGCGGGGCTGGTGCCGAAGGGATGCCGAAAAGCGAGGAGGCCCCAAGCCATCCAGTGGCAAACCACAGTCCCCGCTCTCCCAGCAGTTCGAACGGATGCAGCGCCAATACGGCGACAGGACGGTAGCATGACCCAGATTTCGCACTACGCCGGGCAGCGTGTTCCGGCCCTCAGTCACGCCCTGCTTGGGGCCATCGACACCCGCGCCGTTGAGTGTGTTGGCCCGCCCGAAACCGAGCAGGAGCGCCGGGACCGCCTGCGCCGTGGCGATGCCGCACCGGGGTTGGTGATTTCACTCGGGCCCAAGCCGCAGCCGTCTGGCGCCGTGGTGGCCGAGGCCAAGCGCATCCTGCCCGACCTTGAGCGGGCCATGGAGGCCATGCCGCATGCCCGGCTGGGCGTGGAGGTGGACCGGTTTCTCGACATGCTGAACGCTGCCGTGGTCAACCCGCAGGACGAGCAGGCGCTCCAGATGCGCAAGATGGCCGTGGCCATGGCTTGCGAGGGAATGCCCGCCATCGTGTGGACGCCCGACACGCTGAGGCTGGCCGTGCGGCGGTTCAAGTTTTTCCCGGCTGCCGCCGAGTTCGTGGAGTTCATGGAGGACCAACTTGCCCCGCTTCGCTCCCGGCTGGCCGGTGTGCGGATGGTATCCCGCTGCACGGCCCGTGAGGAGCCTGTCCGCGAGCCGAAAACGCCAGAGGCCCGTGAGGCTGTACGGAAGAAGGTCGCTGAGGCAACCGCTCGTTTGCATGCCCAGACGGCCGAGGATGAGCGCATTCGGAAGTTTGGAGCATGGATGCCGGATGGTGCCGAAGGGCTGACCGGTCGCGCCCTCGCCGCTGCCCTCAAGCGGGAACTGCCAGGGCTGTCGGGGGAACTGCTGATCGTGACGCGGCAGAGGATCGAAGTTTTGGAGCGCGCCGCGTCTTTGGCTGCTGCCATGGGCTTCAATTCACCCAAAGAGCCGCGAGGTTTGGTGGAGAGTGTATGGAAAGCCATTTCTCGGTAAATCTATATGTCTGGATATTAGGGTGCGCTGTGCGGGCAACGTGGAGAGTTTTTGAGGTGTGTCGGAGTTGTCATGGGCATTATGGATTGGGGGCTGGCTCCTGGGACAGAGGGCCAGCCATTAATCTATTTTCTCAAGTTTAAGCCCCACCACAGTCATGTTCTGAGTTTGATAAAGTCCAGGAGCGTCCTGTTCTAAAATTTGTTGTTGTGTAAACTTTCCCTCTACTGTCCCCTGCGGGGCAATTGGCGGGGACAGATGCCAAGCACATCATAATCTTGTCGCCTGCTTGAGAGGAATCAACATCAGGGATTTGGTCATAAGAAACTTGGTAGCCGCCATTTACAAAACTGATTGCTGAACCTGAATCTGGGATAGGTTTTCCTCCTGCTTCCTGCAGGCGAGTTTCAACAGACTTTACATGGGTGAAAACGCAAGTGCCAATCTGATCAGGCAGATCGGTTGCTGGGGCGGCGTGGGCGGTGACTGTTAAAAAAGAAAAAAAAGAAGAGCATGAGAGTAGTAGTTTTTTCAACAAAACCTCCTGTTAATTTTATTCTACCAGATGAAGTGCTCGCATAATCATAAAACTCTGCGGTAATCTATCATGCGAAGGGAAAGGGATAATCGTAGAAGATAGAGTTTTTCCTGTACATTTTGATCGTAACGTGATTCCATTAACGTATGATCTCGAAAGAAATGACTAACTTGCCTTATCTTAATAGCGAGGAAAACGGCCCCACCCCAGAGCGCGCGGCTAAGTCTATGTTCTCCGGTGGGAGGCCTGCGCGTGAACAAACGATTGTTGACGCGCTGCTAAAGGCTGGAGAGATTACCCAGGATTGTGCGAACGCCGCAGATCGCTGGTACCAGACATGGATTTTCGCGTATCACGGATACAAAGAGTTCCCCGATAATTACGTAGCTAATGCAGAGATTAAGCATGATGATCTATCGTGGTTGATGACGCGGGCCGATGCGGCTGGGCAACTGTTTGACGTGCGGCATGCTCTTGGGATCTGCACTGAGGTTCGGTTGAAAGCCATGCTGGTTGAAAAGCTATCGTCCAGGAAAATGGCTAGCAGTCTATTTCCGACGATTTCCGCCGACCTGGGCCGAAAGAAAGTATCGGCTCAGTGCGCCATGGTTCTGGAACAGTTGGCTGAATTTTACGCGAACCAGAGGCGTGATCGACGCGGGGAACAAAGAGCTTGTACGAGGGTACCCTTTCCAGTATAAAAAACATCATCGTCGCAAGATGTGTGTTCAAGAGCCACCTTCGGGTGGCTTTTTTCGTTTGAGGGCGTAATGGTGAGGAAGATGAAAGCAGGCAGGCCATCTGTTTTCTCGCTAGCCATTGAAGACGAAATTTGCACAAGGCTCATGGAAGGCGAAAGCCTCCGCTCTATATGCCGAGATGATCACATGCCGGGTCAAAGCACGGTATTTGAGTGGCTGGAGAGCTGCGCGTATGCCGATTTCCGGAGCAGGTACGCGCAGGCGCGCGCGCGAGCAGCCGAAGCGTTTGAAGATGAAATAATCGATGTTGCGCGCACGGCAACCGCTGAGGATGCCGCCGCCAAGCGCCTGCATGTTGATACCCTCAAGTGGATTATGTCCAAGCGCGCACCCAAGGTTTACGGCGACAAGATAACGCAGGAACACACCGGCCCAGATGGCGGCCCGGTTCAGGTTTCTGAGGTTCGCCGCGTCATAATCAGGCCACCAGCAAAGAACGAATGACCGCGCTTTCAATCCCGACAGCAGAGGTTTTCTTGCCCCTGCTGGAACCGTGCCGATACAAGGGCGCGTATGGGGGGCGCGGTTCTGGAAAGTCTCACTTTTTTGGTGAGTGCATCGTAGAAGAGCACCTGCGGATACCGGGCCATCGCACGGTCTGTATCCGTGAGGTGCAGAAATCTATCGAGCGCTCTTCGAAACAGTTGATCGTGGATAAGATCAACCGTTTCAATCTAAACGCATCGTTCGATGTGCAGGATCAGCTTATCAAAACGCCAGGCGGCGGCCTGATCATCTTTCAAGGCATGCAGAACCACACGGCGGACAGTATCAAGTCGCTGGAAGGGTTTGACCGGGCGTGGATTGAAGAAGCGCAGTCTATTAGTGCGTATTCATGGCGTATGCTGCGCCCAACCATGCGTAAGGCTGGTTCGGAGATATGGGCAAGCTGGAACCCGGCAAGTCCAGAAGACCCCATTGACGACTTTTTCCGTGGTCCCGGCTCTGACCGTTCTGACCTCATTGCGGTGCGGGCGAACTGGTCAGATAACCCGTGGTTTGGTGATGGCACACTACCAACTGAGCGCGTCGAGGATCAGCGTGCCCGGCCGGATGAATATGGGCATATCTGGGAAGGGGATTATATCACCATTTCAGATGCCATTATCTTTCGGAACCGAGTGTCTGTTGAGGACTTCATGGCGCCCGAAGGCACACGGTTTTACTACGGCGTAGACTGGGGCTTTGCTAAAGACCCCACCGCTGCTGTGCGGTGCTTTATTCAGAACGATTGCCTCTATGTCGATTATGAGGCGGGCGGCGTGGGGATTGAGTTGGATGATACCCCGGCGGTTCTGGAAGAAATACCAGACGCCTACCGCTGGCCGTGGAAGGCTGACGGAGCACGACCCGAGACAATAAGCTTTCTGGCCAACCGCTTCGGGTTCAAGATTAGCGCCGCCGACAAGTGGCCGGGCAGTGTTGAGGATGGTATCGCTCGGCTCAAGGCGTTCAAACGGATCGTTGTCCACCAACGGTGTAAGCGTCTGGCCGAGGAATTCCGCAAGTATTCGTACCAGGTGGACAGGAAAACGGAAGACGTTCTGCCGCTCATCGCTGATGCCTGGAATCATTGGATAGACGCGCTGCGCTACGCTCTGGATGGGGTCATTCAGAACCGGCGCAGGATGCCGAAGTTTACCGCCGATGCAATCAACAAAATAGCCCAACAGGGAAGAAGATGAAGCTACTCAACTGGTTCAAGCGCAAGCAGGAGCCTATGCCAGCTCCTGCGCGCGTGGAGCCGGTTGTGGCTGCCAAGGTGAGGCGCGTTCTGCCTCGGTTCTCGGTCCAGTCGCCAGAGACTTTGCGGGCACTCGCAGACAGGCTGTTCACGCCTTATGTACCTCCCAAGGGTGTGCGTGGGGATGGCACGGCCGGGTTGGCAATGGATAGCGCCCTGTCCTCGTACATGGGGGCGAATTACAACATCGTCAGCAACTTCATTGCCGATGGGTTGAACTTCAAGGGCTATGCAGACCTTGCCGCCATGATGCTGCGGGCTGAGTTCCGCAAGCCGGTGGAGACCATTGCCAAGGAAGCCACGCGTGAGTGGATCAAGTTTCGTTCCACGGATACGGACGAGGACGAAGACGACACAGAAGTAGCGGACAAGATCCGTGAGCTTGAAAAGGAGTTCCAGCGCCTGCGGGTGCGTGACGTTGTGCGCCGACAGATCTGCCATGGGCTTGGCTTTGGCCTGGGGCATATCTGGATCGGTATCAAGGGGCGTGCGCTCAACTCGACAGGGCAGAATATCCCGCTCATGATCAACGCGAACGGGCTGGCCAAGGGAACGCTTGACCGGCTGGTAAATGTCGATCCGATCTGGACAAACCCCAACACTTACAACGCTGATAATCCCCTCAAGGAAAATTACTACCGGCCCGATAACTGGTGGGTGCAGGGTGTTCTGGTTCACCACACGCGGCTGTTGACGGTGGTGCCGTTTGAAGTACCGGACATTCTCAAGCCCGCGTTCAATTTCGGTGGTCTGGCCTTGACCCAGCAGCTTGAGGCTTATGTGCACAACTTCCTGCGCACGCGTCAGTCAGTTTCCGACATGGTGAGCAACTTCGCCACCAAGGTTCTGAAAACCGACATGACCGGGAACATGCAGGCAGATGGCTGCATGAGCTATGGGGACATAGACGCGGACAGTGTGACGGGGCGCGTTGCAGCCATGAATGCATGGCAGAGCAACAACGGCACATTCGTTCTCGACAAGGAGAGCGAGGACTTTGACATAAAGACAGCGCCGCTCTCCGGTCTTGGGGAGCTACAGGCGCAGTCGCAGGAGTTCATGGCCGGGATTCCGGGCATTCCTCTGGTCAAGCTGTTCGGCATCCAGCCCCAGGGTCTGAATGCCAGCAGCGAGGGTGAGATACGGGTTTTCTACGACGAGATTGCAGCCTTTCAGGAGGCACACGTTGGCCCGACCGTTCGCGCCATCTTCAATCTGGCCCAGATCAACCTTTGGGGCGAGATCGATGAGCGGCTTGATTTTGAATTCATTCACCTCTGGCAGCTTTCTGAGAAAGAGGCGGCAGAGGTTGAGAAGATCAAGACCGACACGGATGCGGTGAATGTGCAGGCGGGCGTTGTCGCTCCCGAGGAAGCCCGCAAGCGTCAGGCGGCAGATCCGCAGAGCATTTATCGCAATGTCAGTTTGGCCGGGCCGCCACCTGAGCCGCCGGACCCTGAAAATGATGGCGCGGGCCTTGAGGGCATCTTGAGGCAAGGCGAGGAAAGCGAGGGCGGTTAGTGGTTCAACTCCGGTGTCAGTCAGCGCAGGGCAAGCGCATTGCCCCTGTGCGGGCTAGCGCCGGGATCGAGGCGCAATACTACCAGGCCATGCACGCTATGCTGCGACGCATGCATAAGGAAGTCCTGAGCGATCTCGTCGAGGCGTACAAAGCCGCTGAGGCGCAGATAGCGCAGGACGCATCCCCGCTGGCCCGGCTGGTCAAGGTCATGGACCAACTCACGGCCAAGTGGCGCAAGCAGTTCGATGATGCAGCCGACGACATGGCCAAGCGGTTTGTGAAGTCGGCCCAGACTTACACGCAGAGTTCGTTTCAGGCCGAATTGAAGCGCAACGGGTTTACAGTGCAGTTCAGGCCCACGCGCTACGTGCAGGATATGGTGGCCAGGTCCATTGCCGAGAACGTCAACCTGATCAAGGGCATGTCTGACGATCACCTCAAAGGCATTGAGACTGCGGTCAATATGTCGGTGATGCGTGGCCGCGACCTGTCCAGCCTGAGCGAGGCGCTTCAGAAGCAATACGGGGTTAGCCGCCGCAGGGCTGCGTTCATCGCCCGTGACCAGAACAACAAAGCCACGTCCGTTATCAACCGAGCGCGGCAGACTGAACTAGGCCTGAAAGAGGCAATCTGGGTGCACTCATCAGGCGGGAAGCACCCGAGGCCAGATCATGTGAAGGCTGGGAAAGACCGGCTTCGCTTCAATCTGATCAAGGGCGCTTACATCGGCGGCCGCTGGATACATCCCGGCGAAGATCCAAACTGCCGATGCACATGGTCCGTGATTATTCCGGGATTTGACGATGACTGACACAATGCTTGCGCTCGACCGCTCTGTGCGGCGCGTAGACGCGGACGGGCACCTGTTTGTTGAGCGCTGCGTGCTGAGTGCCGCCGTGGTGTCGCCCTACTATGGGCGGGAAATCCCCGGAGCGGAAGCGCTGGGTCTGAACCCAGATCAGATATATCAGCTTTACCGCGATGCTGACGCGCTGCGGGATGCCGCCGAGACGATCAACGGTAAGCCCATCCTCGACATTCACCAGCCCATCAATGCCGAGGACCACCCGCGAGAGATTACGGTCGGCTCCGTCATCAACCCACAGTTTGAAGCACCCGATCTAATCGGAGAGCTTTCTATCTGGGATGGGGATGCGATCAAGGCAATTCAGGACGGCTCCAAGCGCTGTGTGTCTGCCGGATACGCATACGACGCCGTGCCGGAAACTGGCGAAGTAAACGGCCAGCCCTACACGCTCAAGATGGTGAACATTCGGTTCAACCACCTGGCGCTTGTTGAAACCCCCCGCGTGCCCACCGCCATTATTGGCGACAGCGCGCTTTCACCCAAAAAGGAAACGAGCATGGCCGTACGTGTGCCCATGTCCGCAGCGGCCAAGGTTGCTGCTGCTCTCAAGTCTGGCCGCCTTGCACTCGATGCGTCCGAAGAGGACGTGAAGAAGTGCATGGATGACGATGATCCTGCGCTTGACGAAACGCCCGAAGAAAAAGAGGCGCGCGAAAAGGCCGAGAAGGCTGCGGCGGAAAAGAAGGCCGCTGACGAAGCCGCCGAAGCCGAGGCCAAGAAAAAGGCCGAGGATGAAGCGGAAGAAGAGCGCAAGCGCAACGAAGAAGCCGGTGGCCGCAAAGCCAATGCTGAACTGGAAGGCGAGGAAAAGGAAAAGAAGCGCCTTGAAGCTCAGGACAAGGCCATCAAGCTGGCCGTGGATGCTGCGGTGCAGGCTGAGCGTTCGCGCACGTCTGCCGCATCCGAAGCTCGCCGTCTCGTCTCTCCTCTGGTGGGCGAAGTCCACGGCCTCGATAGCGCCCCGGAAATCCTGCGCTACGCCCTGAAAGAGCGCGGCGTGTCTGGTCTGGATGGCGTGAACGAGGCCGGGCTCAAGGCTCTGGTGCAGGCGCAGATCGGTGCGATGCGGCCTGATCCGGTCATGGCCGCCGATTCCGCTCCCGCGCAAGGTAGCGTCCTGTCGGGCATTGCTACCCCCCGTAAGCTGTAAGGAAACAGGCAAATGCCTTTTCAGAGCGAAGTAAACTACACTTGGGCAGCGGGCTTTCCCGGTCGCTGGGCCAGTGAGAACCCCCGCCGCATCGTTATCCCCGGACCCAACGGATTCCGTGCTGGCGCGGGCGGCCTGAACATTGCACGCTTTGCGTGGGTGCAGAATGACGGCGTGACGCTGCTCAACGCCGCGCCGACTGCCACCGCCGGTTCCGGCGCGACTGCCACCGCCGTTCTGTCTTCCGCTACGGTTTACACCGTGTCGGCTCTGGCGGTGAACGCTGGGGGCACCGGTTATGCCGTGGGCGATACGGTGGAAGCCACTGGCTTCAAAGCCACCATTACCACCGTCAGCAGCGGTGCGGTGACTGGCGTTACCATCCAGTCCACCACGGCCCAGACCGCCGACCCGACTGCCACGGGCGTTGCTACCACGACGAACGGCAGCGGAACGGGCCTGACCTTGGACGTGACGGCAACCGCCAGTCAGGAAGCCACCGGGGGCGTTGCGTCCATCACGGTTTCCGATGGCGGTACGGGCTATTCGGCAGCGCCGATTGTCTCCCTCACTGGTGGTGGTGGCACTGGCGCTACGGCTGTTGCCGTTGTATCCGCTGGCGTTGTGACCGGCATTAATGTGGTCAGCGCAGGCACGGGCTACACGTCCGCCCCCACTGTGGTCATTACGGCCCAGACAGTTCCGAACGGCGCGCCGCAGGGTTTCGTCTATGCCGACCAGCAGGGCCTGACCACGGCCTACCTGCAAGAAGCCACCATGATGATCCCCGAGGGTTTCATGGCGCAGCTTGCAGAGGGTGGTGACGTGTTCGCTACCTCCAGCACCCCGGCCCTCATCGGCCAGTCCGTGTTTGCCTCCACCACCGATGGCAGCATCAGCACCGGCACCGCTGGCGCGACCGTTACGGGGGCTATCGAAACCGCGTGGAAGGTCTCGCAGGGCAATGCCGCTGGATCGCCCATCATCATCACCGGCCCGGTTGCGGCTGCATAAGGAACTACAAGTATGACCATGTTCCGTAAGGACGCGCCCCGCCTTGCGCAGGATTGGGGTGTGATCATGCCCGGCGTGCGGGGGTATTTCTCCGAGATGGCAGCAGATGCGCTGCCGCCTGGCCTTCCCGTTACAGCGCCGAACAGCGGTATCCCCGCGATCTACACGACCTATACCGATCCGAAGATCATCAAGGCGATCATCACGCCCACCAAGTCTGAGGGCATTTACGGCAGCGCCAAAAAGGGCGACTGGGTGACTGACACCGCGCAGTTCCCGATGGTCGAACTGTCCGGCTATGCTGTGGCGTATGACGATTACAGTCCGGCTGGCACAACCTCAGCAAACGCCAACTGGCCCCAGCGCCAGAGCTTCCACTATCAGACGTGGACGAAGTGGGGCGAGCGCGAGGTCGAGCGCATGGGCGCGGCCAAGATCGACTGGGTAAACCAGCAGAATGAGGCGTCCATTTCCGTACTGAACAAAAACCAGAACCTGATCAACCTGTTCGGTGTTTCTGGTCTGGAACTGTACGGTGCGCTAAACGACCCTCACCTGCCCGCAGCCATTGCGCCGCTGCCCAAGCTGTCCGCCTCTGGCACGGTGGCCGGTAACACTTGGCTGGATACGTCAGACCCGATTGCTGTTTACAATGACATTCTGAAGGCATTTCAGAAGCTCACTGTGCAGATGGGTGGTAATCTGACGCTTGAAACGCCGATGACGCTGGTTATCCCGACCGACCGTCAACAGTGCCTGCTTTACACCAACCAGTTCCAGGTTGTTCTGAGCGACCTGCTCAAGAAGAACCTGCCCAACCTCAAGATTGAGACCCTACCCGAAGCGGGAACCACTCTGAGCGGCGGTCACTCCAGCGTAACCATGATGCAGCTTTTTGTTGACGCTGTGGACGGGCAGGAAACTGTCACCACCGCGTTCACCGAGAAGATGCGCGCGCATGCGGTTGAGCGGTATTCCTCCAACTTCCGGCAGAAAAAGTCGCAGGGCTCGTGGGGAACCATTTGGTTCTACCCCATGGCCTGCGTGACGATGACAGGGATCTGAACCAATGACAGCAACTCCTTCCAGAAACGGCGCAACCGTGACCGTTATTTGTCGTATGCCTTCCGGCCTTGTGCTGGAACTGTACGACGAAGGTGCATTGCAGAACCCGTCCAAGCCGGGCGCACTTCCTGCCGTTAAGGGCAGCGTGCGCCTGAGTGGCGCGAGACACGACCCGCGCTTCCACAAGCGGGACAACATCATGCTGGGCATGGGTGGCCGCACGGAAGTGGCCGCTGACTTCTGGGAGGCATGGACAAAGCAGAACGCTGAGTTCATGCCGCTCAAGAAGGGCCTGATCTTCGCCATGCCCAAAGAGGCCGATGCCGTCTCCCGCCTGTCAGAACTGCGGGAGGAACGCACCGGGCTTGAGGGTCTGGACAAAGACAAGATGCCCGGCGTTACCCCCTTCGCCAAAGAGGACTTCTGATGGCCTGCACGACCACGGCCGGCGTTGTCACGTTCGACTACACGGCGTGGTCGGTCCGGTATCCGGCGCTTGCCCAGAATGTGGATGCAACGCTGGCGCAGTCATACTTTGACGAAGCCACGCTCTACCTGAGCAACACGGCATGCAGCCCGGTGCGCGACCTGGCAAAGCGCGCATTGCTGCTTGGCCTGCTGGTGGCCCATCTGGCGACCCTTTACCTGCCGCAGTCTCAGGGCGGCACTGGGGGGCTGGTCGGGCGCGTGGCTTCCGCGACCCGTGGCAGCGTTTCTGTCAGCACCGATATGGGTAGCCAGCAGGAGCGTGCCGCATGGTTTAACCAGACCCAATTCGGCGCATCGTTCTGGGCCGCCACCCGCTATCTGCGGCAGGCCAGGTACGTTCCAGGCTTTCCGCAAAGACCTCGCATATGGCCGTAAAGATCAAGTCTGTTGGTGGCGTTGGCCTCGCAAACGCTCTCAAGCAGTTGCAGGAGAAGCTAGGGCAGGGGGCGCATTTGCGTTCTGGTTTTCTTGAGGATGCAACGTATCCCGATGGAACGCCCGTTGCGCAGGTGGCTTTCTGGGATGAGTTCGGGACGAAAACTGCCCCGCCACGGCCGTTTATGCGCAATGCCATCGCTCATAATAAGGGCGAGTGGGGTAAGCTCATGGAGGCAGCGCTCAAGGCCACTGGCTACAATGTTGATCAGGCCTTGGCTCTATGCGGCGAAAAGATCACCGATCAGGTGAAGGAAGAGATCGTATCCTTCAGCGAGCCTGAGAATGCCATGCTGACCAATATCCTGAAGGATCGCTTCCCCATGGGCGATTACACCAAGGATGATTTTTTGCAGGCGGTGAGAGACCTAAAGGACGGCGCAACTGCGCCAGCTGGAAAGCCGCTTGTCTGGTCTGGGGTCATGCTCAATTCAGCGGCCTATGACGTAAAGGACGGCCCGGAATGATCGACATATTCGGTGCGGCCGGAAACCTTTGCGCGCCCATCAATCCGCACATAACCGGCACGATAAAGGGCAGTACGGGAAGTGTCACGAACGACGACTTTTCCGTAACCCCCCAATACACCACGGCAACGGTAGAAATTGAGGTGCAGGCCGTCAGTTCTCAGGACTTGCAGCAGGTCGAGAACATCAACCAGCAGGCTGATATGCGCTCGGTCTATGTGCGCGGGGCCGTTCGGGCGCTGAACAGGCCGCTCCAGATCGGCGGCGACATTCTCACATTTTACGGCTCTGACTGGCTGGTTACGCAGCAGTTGGAGGAATGGGGCGACGGCGAATGGTCGAAGGTTCTGGTAACGCGGCAGATGCCTACTACGTCATAACACCCACCGAGAGCGATATTTACAAGGGTGTGGGACAATGGCTCCAGAGCATTTTGCCCGCAGGAATGGGCATTGTCCAAGGCCAGCAGAACCGCAACGCCGCGCCCCGAGACCCCTTTGCGGTCATGGTTATCATTGGCCGTGAGCGCATAGCCACAAACGGCTGGACGTATGACGGCGAGACCACGCGCACCGTTACCGAGCAGGTGCAGGTGACAATGCAGGTCAACCTGTTCGGCCCAGCCTCCAGCAATCAGATGCAGCTTGTCACGGCCTTGTGGCGCGACATGCAGGCCGTTGATTTTTTCAGGGCGTCCGGCGTTCCGATAGCGCCCCTGACCACATCCACCACGCGTCAGATCGGATTCACGACTGGCGAGCGCCAGTATGATGACCTGTGGACTGTTGACCTCACCATGCAGGTCACGCTGACCGTCCGCCTACCGCAAGAATTCGCAACATCCATCCCGGTCATTCTGACCGAGGTGCAAACCACCTACCCGGAGTAGACCATGGCGGGTCATATCCCCATTTCCCAGATCGTTCAGGTTACGCCGGGCGTTCTCGCGGCAGGCAACGGCCTGAACAATCTGTCTGGCCTGATTGCCACAACCGCATCCGCCGCGCTGGCGGCTGGCGCTGTTCAGTCCTTCGCCTCGGCTGATGCCGTGGGCACGGCCTTTGGCGACACATCCATGCTCTACCAGATGGCCAAGGTCTATTTCTCTGGCTACAGCACGGCCGTCATGACGCCAGGCACGCTGTATGTCGGGGCCATTGCCGCGTCTGCGAGTGGCGCAACCGCTACGGCAAGCCTCGGTACCGTGACAGAACATACCGTTGCCACTGTGGCTGTTGACGCGGCTGGAACGGGGTATGCCGTTGGCGATACAGCGAGTTTTTCCGGCGGCAAGGCCACGATCTCCACTGTCGGCACAGATGGTGCAGTCACAGCCCTGACGCTGCAAAGTGCCACAGCCCAGTCTGATGACCCGGCGGGAACCGGTCTGGCAACCACTACCAATGGGAGCGGAACGGGGCTGACGGTTACGACTACATCCACGGCGGCAACTGTATCCAGCGGGGCTGTATCCTCCATCACGGTCAATGCGGGTGGGGCTGGATACACCACTGCACCGACCGTCACCCTGACGGGTGGTGGCGGAACTGGTGCAGAGGCTAGCGCAACAGTGTCAGGCGGCGCGGTGACAGCCATTACCGTGACGGCCGGCGGATCAGGCTACACGTCCGCTCCCGCTGTTACGATCACAGCGGCAGCGTCAGAGGATATGGCAGCCCAGCTTTCGGCCCTGCGTAGCGCCAACGGTGGCTGGAATGGCCTGGCCTTCGACGCTGAACTATCCGTTGCCGACAAGCAGGCAGCAGCACAGTGGGTGAGCCAGCAGAATGGGCAGATTTTCGCGCCCCTGATGGACAGTGACAGCGGCGCGGCAACCAGCGGCAGCGATACGGCTTTTGGCGTGTGGTTGGGCGCTCAGTCCATTTCCGGCGTGACGGCCATTTATGATACGTCACCCCTGTCCTGCGCTTTGGCTTTGGGCTGGATGGCCTCTCTGTCCTTCGGTACGACCGATGGGCGGCAGACGCTTGCCTTTGTGCAGGATGCGTCTGGGCTGATCACTCCGGCTGTAACGGATGGCACCACTGCGGCAAACCTGATTGCCAACGGCTATTCGTTCTACGGCTCGTATGCGGGCGGGGCTGATACGTTCCAGTTCATGCGGCCGGGGCAGGTTTCGGGCAAGTTCCTGTGGGCTGACAGCTTCGTTAATCAGATATGGCTCAATGCCAACCTGACCAGCGACCTCGTTAACCTGCTGCTGAATACCGGCAACATCCCCTACAACACCGAGGGTGACACGCTGGTAAATGCTGCTGTGCAGGACACCATTACCGAGGCTCTGGCCTTTGGAGCCATTCAGGCAGGCGTGGCCCTGACGACGCTGCAAAAGCAGCAGATCAACAACGCCGCTGGAGTGACGACGGCCGCCGATAATGTGGTCAACCGTGGGTGGTATTTCCAGCCCAATGTCTCTACCGCCGCCGCCTCGTACCGGGTTGCACGCACAACGCCTCCCGCCCGGCTCTGGTATGCCGATGGGGAGAGCGTGCAGTCCATCCAACTGAATAGCGTGGAGGTGCAGTAACATGGCTGACCTTGATATTACCGCTGCCAACAGCATTTTCGTGATTACGGTCACATCGCTGTTCAACGCGCCGGTTCGGCTGGAGAACTATGCAGCCGACCGCGCGTGGGATGCTCCCGAACTGGAGATGGCTGAAACGGCCATGTCCATCGACGGATACCTGAACGCGGGCTATGTGCCGAACCCGGTTGACCAGACCGTATCGCTTTCCCCGGCCAGTTCCAGCATTGCTGTGTTTGAGGCCATCATGTCTGCACAGACAACGGCGCGATCCCTGTACCGTCTGGGCGGGGAAATCACCCTGACCAGCACCGGGCGCAAATACACGATGGTCAACGGCCTCCTGCGGGCGGCTAGCGTGCTTCCGGCCGCCGGGCGCGTTCTGGAAACCCGGACATTCGCCATTCGCTGGCAGTCCGTAACCCCAGCGGGTATCTGATCATGGCCTTGATGGAAATTACCGTGACATGCCCCCACGAGGGGGCGGACAAGGGAAAGCGGTTCGTCATTACCCGCATGAGCGCGGTCGAGGCGGACAAATGGGGGCGGCATTGCCTACAGGCGGCGGCAGCCAGCGGCGCAGCTATCCCCGGCATGGAGCCGGGCGCCGGACTGGCTGGTGTTGCGGCGGCGGGCATCGGCATTTTCGCCTCTATGTCGCCCGAGCGCATGGACGGTCTTATCGACCGGCTCATGCAGTGCGTGCAGATGCAGCCCGACCCCGGAAACCCCGCTATCCTGCTAAACTGGCAGATGGCCCAGACCCAGATCGAGGAAATCCCCACCATCGGCTGGCTCCAGACGGAGGCATTCAGGCTGCATGTGGATTTTTTCAGGGGCGTAGGCCAGTTGTTCTCCCTCATCACGCTCATGCTGGGGATGGAAAGCAACGCCCCTGCGCCCGCGTCTGCAACGTAGATGAACGCCACGCCCTGGTAGTTATGGAGGGGCTTGCGTCCCTCCACGACCTCCAGACCATTTACGACAGCGAGGACTTTGAGGACTTGCTGGAAATTGCCGTTGTGAAGCGGTTTAATAGGTGATGAAACATGACTGATGCAGTGCAAACCTCTCCCCTGACGGTTACTCTTTCATTCTCCGAGGGGTCTCCTGAGAACATCGCGGATATGATTAATGCGCTTGCGAGCCGCCTGCGTGATTTCGGAAACGCTATCGTAGGAAAATTGCCTTTTTGCATCAGCGAGACATCCGAGGTTGCTCACGCAGGGCGCGCGGACAATCTCGCTGTTGCCTGCGGCATCACTGCGGATGAGTTCGACCGGAAGTTAGAGGTTGCCCTCAAGCGCGCACTTGAGTCTTTTACGTCTCCCCCATTAACGGAGGATTATGGACGCGCGCATGGGGGAAAGGCATGTGACGGGGATGATCTATAGATCCCATGTCCTCTTAGGATCCTTGAACCATTCAGTCAGTCTGGGGGTGTCGTAAGTCGCCCACCCCTTCTTCTTCTGACGTATGACGATCAGCCGGTCATGCGTTGGGTATGGAAGCACTTTCACTATCTCATCCCGAATTGCGCTTGGGTCTTTCTTTGTATCCAAAAACCACACTGATTCCACGGGATGCCTGCAATCATAGGCGCGGAGATAGTCGTAAAGAGCGTCATATCCTTTATCGCCCGGCTTATGCAGATCGTAAGTGACCATAATTACTGACATTCGGGATTCTCCTTCCTTCCCAGCCTGCCAGTACCCCACCTATCAACCGAATCATATCTCCCGAAAGCTATACGCATGGCTACAGTAATCGACGCCCTCGTTATCACCCTCGGCCTCGACCCCAAGGGGGTGAAGAAGGGGAGCGCCGATGCTGAGGGGGCAATGGGTAAGGCCCGTGCCGCCGCAGCCCATATGGGCGCAGGGATCGACCGTGGCGCGCAGCAGGGCGCAGATGCTATCCGAAAGCTCTCACGCGAGGCTCTGTCCTTCTTTGCTGTGCTGACGGCAGGCAAGACGCTCAAGGCGTTCGTTTCCGACACAACAAGCAGCAATGTTGCTCTGGGCAATATGGCTCGCAATCTTGGCGTGTCGGCTCAGTCGCTCGGTGCATGGCAGACTGTAGCCAAGGCGTTCGGAGGCACGGCGTCCGATGTGTCCGGATCCATGCAGTCGCTCGTCTCGCAGTTCCAGACCATCGACGGACGCCAGAACCTTGGCCGCGTGTTCGGGCAAATGGGCGTTGGGCTGGCTGGGGCCAACGGGCAGATGCGCGACATGAGCGAGCTTCTGCCCGATCTGGCGCGCGCGGCTCAGCGACTAGGCCCCCAGCAGTTTGCAGCGCTTGGGTCTCAGGCTGGGTTTAGCCAAGGCTTCATCAACATGCTGGAGCAGGGGCCGGACAAGATAGCCAGCCTCTACCGGGCGCTGAGGCAGTATGCTCCAACGGAGGCAGACGTTAAGGCGTCCGGCCAGTTGATGATGGATTGGACTAAACTCACCGCGCAGTCCGAGGCGTTCGGCCGCACCATCATGACAAGCCTGACGCCGGAAGTACATGACCTGATGCAGTGGGTGTCGCAACTGATCGACAAAAACCAAGACTGGATCAGGCAGGATATTGACATTTACGCAAAGAAGATTGGCGAGGCCATTAAGAACGCTGACTGGAAAGCAGTTGGCGAAAACCTGCGGACCATTCTTGATGCCCTGCGCCAGATCGACTGGAAGGCTGTAAGCGCTGGGATTATCTCATTCGCCTCTGGGGCCAATAGCGCGGCGAAGGCCGTAGGTGGATGGGGAAAGGCGCTGGAGTACCTTTTCGCCCTATGGATGGGATCTAAGTTCCTCACAGTTCTGGGTAACGCCAGACTTCTTGCGGCAGCATCGGGTCTATCTTTGGGAGCGCCAGTCATTGCCGCCTGGGCAACATATGCGCTGGCGAAGGGCGGCGAGCCTTCTCTCGCAAAGGACGATACGATTCCCCGCAAGCTCGCCTTTGCCCCAAGCACAACCAAAGGCAGTGACTTTGATGTGTTCGCTGCCAGCGTGGCGCAGATCGAACATGCCAGTTACGGTCAGATGGGTGGGGCCGGGCATAAATATGCGGGCAAGTATCAGATGGGCATGGATGCCATTTCTGACGCCTCCAAGCGCCTTGGCATAGCTACGCCTACGCTGCCAGAGTTCCTGGCAAACCCAGAATTGCAGGAGAAGATTTTTCAGGCCCATACCAAGAATAATGAGGCGTATCTGAATGCCTATTCTGATGAGTTCCGCAATGCTGCGCCGGAGCGGAAGCTCGAGATATTGGGATATGCCCATAATCAGGGGGCAACAGCAGCGGCAAAATGGCTGAAAACTGGGGTAGCTGGGCACGATGCAAACAACACGTATGGAACGGCCTATTCTGACCTCATCCACAGGAATCTAGAAGCGTCTCATGCAGCCTTGGCAACCGCACAGGCTAAGCCCCCGCAGCCAACCTCCAACACCAGCACGTCAACGCAAACAGCGCACATCACCATCAATGCACCCAGCGGGAACGCGCGCGACATTGCAAACGAGGTTGGCCAGCAGTTGCAGGCCCTGAATTTTCGGGGGCGGCAGACTAATCTCGCAACGCAGTAGGGAGAAAAAGCATGGTCATGCAAACGGTGGCCCAGCCGGTCACAGCCAATGTCATTCCTGGTGCGGGCGTGCCCAAGCTCTGGTCCACGGTTATTTCCGATGCAGAGGCCGTGGCGTCAGTCGAACTGGATACCCTGCTGCAAAGTACGCTGATCAAGCAGGTGGATAAGCAGTGGGGCCTGTTCGACAAGAACAACAAGCCGGTTCTGACCTCGGGGCGTGTGCGCGCCATAGACGCCCGCACCGCCGCGCAAATTACGGATGCGCCGCAGGAAAACGGTGCGTTCATGTCCTACAACAAAGTAAAACTGCCGGGGCAGATCATGCTTGAAATGCTGTGCGATGGTACCGCCATGAGCTACGGCAACTATGGAGCCATCAGTAACCTGCTTTCCGCTACAGGGATCACCGGCCTTTCGTCTGAGGGCCAGGTGCGGGCAGAGTTTCTTACGCAGCTCGATGGGTTGGTGTCTGATCTTAACTTGTATGCAGTCACCACGCCGGAAGGCAGCTACTCAAAGATGAATGTAGTCGGATATGCAATCCGCCGGGCATCAGACCGGGGCATTACGCTCCTGTGGGCGCAGATTATGCTGCAGGAAGTCAGGTTGACGGCGCGGGTCAGCCGGGCATCAGACGACAGCACAAAAACAGCCGCCGGGGCAACGCAGCAGAACAGTGGGAATGTGCAGGCGCAATCATCAGATGTGCCCGTCAGTCACATTACCACCAATGGCGCTGTTGCGAATAAGCCTGTGCTTCTGGCCGATAAATGGACGATAAACTGATATGACCGATCTGGTCACAATTCCGCTCAATGCCGTAGCCAATCAGACAGTTCAGGTGCCTCTGTCCGGATATGCTGTGCAGTTGGACATCAAACAGCGCAGTACCGGCCTGTACATGGATGTCTATTTAGACGGCACACTCATGCTGGCTGGTGTGTTGTGCCAGAACTGCACATGGATCGTGCGCGATGCATACCGTGGCTTCCCGGGTGATATGGCGTTTGTGGACACGCAGGGCAGCGAAGACCCGCAATACTCCGGCCTGAATGACCGATGGGTCCTGTATTATCTGGAAGGTGCGGTATGAGCGATGGCAGTTTTATCAAGCGGGAACTGCGGGTCACGTTCGGTCTGCCATCGACGGGCAGCAGTATTTCCCTCAGTGGGCACAGGGTTTCCTGCCAGATTGTGGCGGCCGGGCTCGAGACGGGCGTTATGTGCGCGCTCCGTATCGAGGGTATGAAGCTCTCAGACATGAACGCCCTGTCTACCCTGCAGGCCACCATTATTGCCCAGAGCATGAATTCCGTACTGGTGGAAGCCAGGAGCGGCGGCTCTGGCGCATGGCAGGGGGTTTTCTCCGGCGCGGTTGTGGAGGCGTTCACGGATTATAACGGGCCTCCGAATATTGCTTTTCAGGTCAGCGCGCAAAGCATGGCCATGCCTAACGCCATGCCGATATCTCCCACATCGTTCAAGGGGGATGTGAGCGCGGTTACGATCTTACAGGCCATTGCCGATAAAGTCGGCCTGACGTTCAGGAACAATGGCGTCAAAGCTACCCTGAGCGGGGGTGTTTACTATGAAGGCCCAGCTGCGCAGCAGATACAGGCTGTGGCGAGTGCAACCCGGATTTCCTACTGTATTGCCATGGATACGCTCACCATCTGGCCAGAAACCATAGGACCGGACGGCAGCGGGGCGGTTGAGGTGTCAGCCGATACGGGTATGATGGGCTACCCGGCATATAGCCAGTATGGCGTTCAGCTCCGCACTCTGTTCACCAGCGCCATTGGTTTTCGCACCACCATCAAGCTCGATAGCCAGTATTCCCCGGCTGCCTGGGTGAATGCGTATGGCCAGATGAACCACCTCAGCAGTCAGAACATCTACATGCCGTCAAATGGACTGTGGATTGTCCAGCGCGTGCAGCACGATCTGCAATCCGAGACCCCCGGCGGGCAGTGGACAACCTATTTTGAGGCCGCGCGGCCTGAGAATGCAGGAAGGATAGCCTCCTTTGGTAGTTAGCCCCGCATATACAGGCACCCAGAAGCCCAGCGACAGTGGCAGCGACTTTGCCGCCATGAATGCAGCGATACGCCGTATTATGACGATGATGGGTGCCGACATGCCGGTGCGTGTTACCGCGGTAAACGGCGTGGGGCTAAATCCTGTTGGGTTTGTGGACGTGCAACTGCTGGTCCACCAGCAGGACGGGGCAGGGCGTACCACGCCACGCGGGACCATCCACAACGTGCCCTACATCCGCCTACAGGGTGGAACGCGGGCAATTCTATGTGACCCGGCTGTGGGTGATGTCGGGTACATTATTGTATCCGGTCGCGACATATCTGGCGTGAAGGTTAATCGGGGCCCGTCTGCGCCAGGCTCTTTTCGCCAGCATGACTATGCCGATGCCATATATGTGGGCGGTCTGCTGAATGCTGCCCCGGCGGAATACATCGGCTGGGTGGGGGCTGACGTGCATGTGAAAACGGCAGGCAAGTTTGTGGTGGATGCCGCCGAGTGCGACATTAACTGCCCGGTGAACGTGACCGGGGCCGTGACGGCCACCGGTGACGTGAAGGCGGGCAGCATCAGCCTTGAGAGCCACAAGCACTCGGGCGTGCAGGCCGGGAGCGGGTCAACGGGAGGGCCGCTGGGGTGATGGAAGGGGAGTAAGTTGAAGCTATACCTAAATTAATTTCCCACAATCGTTCTGCCGAAAAAAGAAATTAATATAGTCCGTTTAAGATTCTAAAAATGATAGCGGTATTGGGTAATTTATAGACATTAGCCGCGTGAGATAATCGCCTGTTCTATCGCAAATTTCAAAGGCCCAATTTTGGCGTAATCACGTGTTTCAATTGTTTTGCTACTGCCCCCGCTGGAGCGGAAATGTAGGTAAAATTTGGGCTTGATAGCCAAGTAAGCGAGTGTCGCTCCGATTATGAGTGCGGCTGCAATAACGCAAAATATAGCGGGGACACCAAGATGAGGAATTTTTTTGGTAGTGACCATTGCTATTGAAGCGATGACTGCGAATGTCAAAAGAATGATAGCGCCAATCCCGTAGAGTTGTGTGTTTTGCTTTCCGATTGAAACACTATCAATGTTTGCGACTGCAAACGATGTGTCCCAATGTCGGATCAAGGTTTTAGTGACAGAAATTTGTCCCTCTTTGTAAAAGTATTCTTCGCGCAAATTGGCCTCCGTTTGTTTTTGGTCAATGTAGTATAAAAATGCGACACTGACTTTTGTGATGTTCGCAATATTATTGCGTTATAATTCATTATATGGAGAGGAAAAGATGCTTTTTTGGAACCCTATAACCTAGCGTAAGATACAGCCTTTTCTTCAAGTTGTGACGTCGGGATATGAGGTAGAATGATTGTTTACTCTAGCGTAAATTTCTTCGGCCGCAGTTGGGAGTTGAGAGTGGTGTATAAGTATAACTCCAGTTGTAGCTGCTATCTGCCTTGCAGATTGGGAAAATGTTGAATTGGTTGCAACAATAGCACCGTTGGCTCCCTGAAAATTTTGAGCAGAGAATGCCTGCTGCACCGCATCATTTCCAACAGTTCCAGAGTATAGCTTGCATTGAACGACAATGCGGATATTCCCTTTTTGTGCAATAACGTCGGCTCCTTGGTCGCCACTCTTTTGGGTAGTGTGCGCGTCCCATCCAGCGTCACGCAGAATCAACGCGCAGTGCTGTTCATAGTCGAAAGGGCTCATTCGGGCATCATATACAGCCGGATTGCTGATATATGAGTAAGTTCCTGCATTAACAGGAAGCGGATCTGCAGCAAGATCAATAATAAGGCTTATTGCACTAGAGCTAAGTTTTTTACGAAGCTTCTCATTATTGATGCCAGAATTAATAATTCCATCAATACGTGTTTTCATAAAGTAATTTATTTCTTTTGACCATGCATCAGTTTGTAATGTTCCATATTGGTCTGTTGTGATTTTTTGTGATCTAGCTATTTGTAAATTTAGTTTTTTTGAAAATATTTCTTTTGATATGGCCTCCCACGTAGCTTGATAGGCTTTTGCCTGCAGAATTTTTGCGACTACATATAGTGCACCAATAAATATAGAAAAAATAATCATGTAGTAGAGAAAATTAGATTCTGATTGATTGTTGGGGGTCTGGATATCTGGATTTGATGTGTATTGTAAAGAGGATTTTTCTAAGGAAGTGCTTTGTGGGATGGATTGAGAATTTTGAATATTTGTGGATTGTGATGATAGTTTTTCAGCATCACTATCGGAAAGAAAACCATCAGCGGTTTCATCTCCATTAGATTTTTGCCATTTTACAATGGCTGTACGTGTCGCTTCGCCATAAACGCCATCTACTTGTGTGGTATTTTTTAGAAAGCCCAGATTGATCAAATCTTCCTGAAGAGTAATATGCTGATCTATGGGACGATTAGCTTCCTGCAAAGATGTCCCAGTTAAGCGTGATTTATACTTGTCAGTCAGAGCGTCCATGTGAGCTATGTAGCAGGCGGGGTCAGCAGAGCTCGTGGACGGAATAAGACAATCAGTGAGTAAGGTACTATCGTTGACAACTTCCTGCTTCAATGCTTTCCAGCCGCTTTTACCAACGGTTTGTCGCAAAGCATAATAAGCCTGATCGAATATCAGTTCGTGTTTAGCTGCTTCACTATTATTGCAAAGCATTGTAGCGATACTATCTTTCGAGTGGTCGACAGAGCAATTAAAGTCAGGCTTGTAACGCTCGCTGTGAGGAAAAGCGGCCATCTCTGATTGAGTATCTTGCAAAGGGACGGTGCTGGCAGCCTGACTGGTTGAGGCCTTGTGATTAGGGAACAGCCAACCAAAGAGAAGAGCACTGCCGACCACAATAACACCGATTGATGTTAATTTGTCTTGTATTTTCTTTTTATAATAATACCGCCTATTATAAGAGGCTTTTTTGTAGTCTCTTAGCCAAAAAGGCTTTCTTTTCCTGCCCATAGCGACCTCATAATAAAGTGGTTTTTCTAATTCTCATTATATCTTTGAATGCCAACTATTTCTTCTATTCTATGGAAATATTTCTTTATTCTTGAAATTTCTTCATGCAGTATTTCGTAATGTTTCCATAGAGCTTCATTGCCTTGATCTCCGTCAAAAACAATTTTCTCAATACTATGTAGACGTTCAGTCGTGTCAGAAAAAGTCTCATCAATACGGCGCAAAATTTCTGCAGTTAATGTGATCCCACGTTTTGCCGCCTCCTCTTCAAGGCGTCTTCTTAGAGGACCAGTGAGTCGGAGCTTAAAAAGAGAGTCGGGCGATTCGTATGTCATGGCCACATAATGATCATTTTATTCCTTGACGAAAATGGCCATGATTTGGCTATATAATGCCCAGAGACTTAGGGGAGGCTATGAAACACAACACTCACTTCAAAATTCCCATGCCGGCTGATGTCAGAGGATGGCTCGATAAAGCAGCATCCTTGGCCCAACGTAGCCGGGGAGCGCATGTGATCTTCTTGCTGAGGCAGGAAATGGAAAAAGAAAAGGCGTCAGACTTTGCCCTAGGAAAGCAGTCTGGCGCCTCTCATGCTGAATAGGAAAACAGCTATGATGAATAATAACACAAGCCTGACCATTCTTTCCACCACTATCCGCCGGGATGCTGAGGGAAGGTATTTTCTCAATGACTGCTTCAAAGCAGCGGGGTCTCCTGCAGGTAAGGGGCCAAATGAGTGGTCCAAGAACTCCCAAACTGAGGACTTGATCTCGGAATTAAGGTCTGGGGGAATTACCCCAGACCCTAAAAGCACGGTGAAAACTGGTCCTAATGACAGCCGTGGAACCTACGCCGTCAAGGAACTGGTCTACGCCTACGCAATGTGGATCAGCCCAGCATTTCATTTGAAGGTTATCCGGGCGTTTGACGCGCTGGTGACGGGACAAATCCCCAATGCTGCCTCAAGAGGTAAACGCATCCGCAAGCCAGCCTTTGATGCAGCCTTTGCTCGGTGCATGAACGTAGTTGCCCTGTTGCCCAACGTGGACGACAACCAGAAAGCGCTTATGGCGGCGCGTGGGGCCTATAGCCTGAGTGGTATCAACCCGCTTGAGATTATGGGTTACGCGGCGCTTCCTGCCCACACGCAGGACAATTACCAGACGCCCACGGAGCTTGGCCGTGAACTCGGCCTTACCGGCCGCATGGTCAACCAGATTCTCCAGAACGAGAACCTGCAATCGCATACACCGGGCACGTCTTCCGGCAGCGATTGGACAATGACGGAGAAAGGTCTGCCTTACGGGAGAATGTTCGACACAACGCGCCGTGGTGGCAAGGGGTCTCAGCAGCAGCTAAAGTGGAGGCCGTCTGTTGTGGAGTTCCTGCGCCCTTTTGCCCCCACGCCAGTGCAGACAGCCTGATTACGGCCAGCCACCCTTTCGGGGGTGGCAACGCTGGTGAGCGGATGAGTGAGGCGGAGCTGCGTGAGGCTATGGCGGGTGGCGTTGGCGCTTTCATTCTGGATGGCCAGGCGGAATGCGCGGAACACCGCCGCGGGCTTCTCCAGAAATGCGTCTATGCCACGATGCAGCTTTGGAATGATCTGGAGCGGGAGGGCAATGCAATAGCGTAGATCAAACAATGCCCTTGTATGTGGGTACCCTTTTAGAGTAGGTTTTTTCTACTCTACCAGAATTTTGTAAGCCGCTCCCTAGCCGGGGCGGCTTTTTTGTTGGCTCCTCCATGAACACACTTCTGCTTGACCGCACCACATGGGATTTCCTTTTAGACAGCAAAGGAAATATCGCCATTGCATCGGGGGCATATGCCGTTGGGCAGGATATTGCATCCGCTGTCCGTGTGTTCCAGGGCGAGTGCTATTACGACACAGAGCAGGGGCTACCGTATCTGTCCAATGTGCTCGGCAAAAACCAGTCCCTGAGTGTTTTTCAGTCCCAGGTGCAAGACATTGCAACTGCCGTCCCAGGTGTTGCAGAGGCCCGCTGCATTGTAGGCGGCATGTCGTATGACCGGCAGTTGCGTGGAGCAGTCCTTTTTACAACGACGAGTGGCGAGACTTCTGATGTCGGGTTCTAACAGTTACGGCACAACCTCAGTCCCGGCACCCAGCTTTACCGATGCCGGGTTTGTTGCACCGTCTGAGAGCGATATCCTGACCGGCGCGCTGGCGGATATGAATGCAGCCCTGGGCGGCAATATGAATACCGGCCTGTCAACGCCGCAGGGCCAGCTTGCCATGACCTTAACGGCCATTATCGGAGATCAACTTGATCAGGAACTGGCGCTCCTTAATGGGGTTGATCCTGCGCGAGCCTTTGGGCGCATGCAGGATGCCATAGGCTATCTCTATTTCATGACCCGTAAAGGCGCGACTTCTACCGTGGTTACAGTCGTTTGCAGCGGGGCAGCAGGCACAGTGGTGCCAGAAGGCACGCTTATCCAGGACGGGTCCGGGTATTATTATGCGGCAGATGGCACCATTTCCATCAACGCGACTGGCACGGGGGCAGGGTCTTTCTCCTGCACGACGCTGGGTGCCATTGCCTGTCCGGCTAACAGCCTGTCTCTGTATCAGTCAGTTACTGGCCTGACATCTGTTTCCAACCCGACAGCAGGTGTGGTCGGGCAGGCAGAGGAGGGCCGCGTAGCGTTTGAGCAGAGGCGTGCCGCAACAGTGGAGGCCAATGCTGTAGGCGTGAATAATGCCATAAAAGGCGCGGTCATGGCGGTGCCGGGTGTGACTGATTGCTATGTGGTCGATAATAGCACGGCTCAGGATCAGCTACAGGGGGGTGTGACCCTTGCACCGCATAGTCTGTATGTGTGCGTGAACGGCGGTGCTGACGACGCGATAGCCCAGGCCATTATCAGCAAGAAGCCGCCAGGTTGCGGCTACACCGGCACAACTTCAGTCACCATCACAGATCCCAATAGCGATGCGCTTCTCTCTCCCAAATATACGGTTGCCTTTACCAGGGCAGTTGATACGGCGCTTTATCTCTCGGTCACTCTTTCGCAAAACTCACAGATGCCATCTACAGCAGAAACAGAAGTGCAGTCGGCTATTCTGTCTGTATTTTCTGGAATGGTCGGGAGCCAGATTGGCACCACTGTCTATGCCAGCCAGTTTTATGCAGCCGTTGCAGCGCTGGGGAACTGGGTGCAGCTTGTAGAAATAACCATTGGCACCTCAGAGGCGCCTACAGGGTTTGTGGCAACACTCGATATTAACCAGATACCTACGTTGGATGCGTCCTCGATCAGCTTGATCAAGGTGTGAGATGGATATTCAGCCGACCATACTCTCCCAATACGCCAATAGCAGTGCGTTATGCACAATCCTTGATGCCTGGCGGCAGGCGCTCGATCCCGCCAGCACTATCGACAGATGGTATCGCCTTGTTTGGAATGTTCAAACCGCACAAGGCTACGGGCTGGATGTCTGGGGGAGGATTGTGGGGGTATCCCGCGTGTTGACCATTACTCCGGGGGCGTATCTAGGCTGGCGGGAAGCGAGCGATCTGACGGAGGAAGGGTTTAATCAGGCACCCTGGTATGGTGGAAGTGACGCCAGCGGCAATTTCCGCCTGACGGATGAAGGGTTCAGGCAGTTAATATACGCCAAAGCGTTAGCCAATATTTCGGACGGCTCGATTGTTTCAATAAACAAAATCCTGGCCACGCTCTTTTCGGGCCAAGGAACGGCCTATGTCCGCGATAATAACGACATGAGCATGACGTATATTTTTAATTTTCTGCCGACAGATGTGCAGATTTCCATCATTCAGAATTCTGGTGTTTTGCCGCGACCTTCAGGGGTTGGGGTCGAATATCAGATTATAGATGCAGCAGTCCTGAAAAATGATTTCGGGGGGGATATATCGTGAAAAGCGATAACGATAGAAAGCTTTTTGGAACATTGATTGCTGAAAATGCGGCAAGTGGCGATGTGGAGGCAATTCCCGCCAGCCAGTCTGCATCGGGAGATGGCCGAGCCTCGATTGCGCTTGGCTTCCCTCCTGAAACATTTGTTGCACGGGCTGCTGGCGGTATCCCTCCCTATGGCAGCGATATGAACGGATTGCTGAATGTGCTGTCAGGGGCAATTCAAATTCTCCAGGCGGGTTTTCTGGGGCCATTTAATGCAACTTTTGCACAGTCAATCGGTGGGTACCCGGCTGGTGCAATTGTGTCTGGGGCTATAGCGGGCACGTTCTGGGTCTCCATGACCGATGCGAATGTTTCCGTTCCAGGGGCAGACGGGGCAACATGGCAGTCGTTGTTTAATGGGCTCGCGCCGCTTTCTGGTGCTGCATTTGCTGGGCCTGTGACTGTGCCTACACCACAGGATGTTCCCGGCCAGAATACCGGCAATAATGTTGCTGATACTTACTGGGTGGATGAATGGTTTGCCCCCCGCGCAGCGCTTGCCCAGTATGTTGGCGGCACGGGGGCTGGGGGTAATTACCCTATCAGCAACGTGCAGCTTAAAAATGCTCCCGCCGGGGACACGACCGTGGCCTATCTGCAGGCGCAGACCACGTGGGGCAACATCCTGTTTCCGTCCCAGTACAACGTGGCCACCCAGATCAGCAGTTATGCCCAGCCCAAAGGGGATTATGCCCTGACCCAGTGGGTCAAAGATAATTACGCGGCAACGGAGTATGTGCAGCAGAACTATGCACTGAAAACGGATCTTCCATCTGGTGGTTTGATTGATCGTGGAACGTGGACGCAAGTTGGTAGTGTGCTGAGGCAGTCGTTCTACGCTTCGGTTTCCAATGGAGGAACCGTTTCATTCCCGCGCTCTTTTTCGTCGGCATCAAACATCACGGTACAAGCCACTGTTGCCGGGAATAGCGATGCCGATCATTACGTTTCCAATGTTACTGCTACAGGTTTCACAATCGGGATATTTGGGCAGGGGCAGAATGCTGTGGAATTTTATTTCTCTGCGGAAGGTGCTGCTTGATGCGTAGCATTTCTCTCTTGGGCTTTATTCTGTGTCTGCCGTCGTTGTCATATGCTCAGACGGCTCCGGCCTGGAAGTCCTACCAGGCAACCGGAAACCCGGCGGATATGATCCGCTCGACCGCTGTGGCGGCGGCCTTGGGCACCAAGGTGGATACGGCCAATGGGACATCCGCCAACCAGATTCTGTCCGCCCCGGTCATTTCCAGCCTGAAAGCGTTTTCGTCCCAAGGTAGCAACAACATTACCGCCCACCCGGTGGGTATTGGCAACCGCACTGTCCAGTCCACGCTGTATGCCAATGAGACAGCGGTGGATGGCTCAACGTCCATCTGGCCGCATGTTATCCAGACCACCAGCTCCACGGGCTATGGTGTGACCGATCCCATATGGGGTGGGGAGGCGGACCGTATCAACCTGTTTGTGGGGGCTCAGTGCCTGGCGGGGTCATCGTCATGCTGGGCGGAAAATCAGATGTTTTATGCGGGCCCGGGGTTTCAGGCCACGGGTCACGGCATCGAAATAGACATGGAGAATGCATCCTCTGACAGAGATCCGTCAGTGTCCGGCACGAAATCCATTGTTGGTGCGGAGATCACTGGCTTGACGGCCTATCCAATTTCCTTCGGGTTGGACATTGTCGGAGGCGGTACCTGGGCAGCAACCGGGAATAGCCATGTCGCGCACAACGGAATTGGTATTATGGGCGGCGCAGCGATTGACAACAGCTTCATAGACGTTGGCGATGCGACGGAATCTCTCCACATCATAGGTAATCACGGGATCGGTCTCGATCTATCCTATGCCACCATTACAGGCTCAGCCATTGTGATGGATTCCACCCATGCACTGAACTTTCACAACAAGGGCACGGGCAACCTGTACAATGGCCTGACATCGGATGGGTCAACCGTCATTCTCGGTGCGCAGAGCCCCAGCAACAACATCGGCTATGGTGGGGCAGGGGGGTATGCCTTCCTCAATGTCAGCAACAATGTGACGGGGGCGACAACGCTGTTTTCCGCCGGGTCTGCCTCCGACATCAACCTTGTGCTTTCGGCCAAGGGCAACGGTGCCGTTGTGGCCACAACTCCGCTGCAGGCACCCTCTGTCAGCGTTACCACCAAAATGACTGTGCCCGTTGTGGCCGCAGCCCCAGCGGGGGCCTGCACGGCCGGGCAGATGGAGGTGAGTGGCACGGGCTTTCATGTCTGTGTGGCAGGGGCATGGAAAACAGCCACCTTGCAGTAACCCCGGCGGGGTGACGTCCGGCATGGCCGGGTGATGAGCAGAAATAACAGGGGAGGCTTCGGCCTCCCTTTTTTTATAGAGAGTTTTCAGAACAATGGCTTTTTCAAAAACTGTCACGCTCGGTAATGGCACCGTCGTGGCGTACTGGTCCATTATTTCCATTCAGGCCGTGCTGCTGCCCGCACAGGCGCTGAATGTCTATCTCGGCGGGTTTGTGTCCGAGGCTTATGCCGCCACTGGCAACCCACTGGTGACGCGGTGCTTCCAGTTCAGTGCCACGGATCTGGGCGTGACGGATATTAGCACCGTGACGCAGGCACAGGCTTACACAGCCATTCTGGCCCGGGTGAATGACGCCACCACCGCCGACCCGCTGGTAGATGCCTCCCCGGTAGGTGGCTGACTTAACGACATTCCAAGTGGAGCATCATGATGGATGCATCTGTATCACCCGATCCGCCACTTTCTTTGGATCGTGAATTGGGCCGCCTGGAGGGAAGGGTTGAATCGCTTGAGGCTGCAGTTGAAAAACTCGAAGCTGCCGTACGTTCCCTTCTGTCCATTGTTGATTTTGGCAATCGTGCCATCAGGCTGGTTTATGGAGCAATCGGGCTGATTGGCCTGGATGGCTTGGCTCGTGTCTGCATTGCCCTGGCCCACGCGATGGGGATGCCGCAATGAATGGGCTGAGCAATATTAAGCGCGGCATCGTCATGCCTGTGATGGCCGCATTGGCCCTGCCGGGAGATGCTACAGCCCGCATCCAGCTGATGACAGGCATCGGCAATGTTGAAACGGCCTACCGGACCCGCAGGCAGTATGGCGGTGGCCCGGCGCTGGGCTTCTGGCAGGTCGAGCCACGGACGCATGACGACATCTGGCGCAACTTCCTGCCCGCCCATGCGGCGCTAGCCGAGGTGGCGCGCCGGTATCTGCCCGCAGCCTGCGGGGGGGTGCCCATGGCCGAGGCCATGACGGAGTCTGACAGCTATGCGGCCTGCGTGGCCAGCCTTGTTTTCTATCGCTCCCCTACGGGCCTGCCGGTTCGTGACAATGCCCGCGCCCAGTGTGCGGCCTGGAAGCAGGCCTACAACACGGCGGCCGGGGCCGGGCGGGTGGACGCGAACCATATTTCGGCCTTCCAGGCTGCTATCAGCGCATGAGGAATAACTATGCCCGATACACCGGATAAAAAAACCACGGCCGTTCAGACGGCTAAGGCTGGGGGGATTGCAAGCACGCTCTTGATCGCCCTGACACAACTTCCCGATCCCTATTCTGCCTGGGTCGGCTACGGACTGATCGCTGTGGGTGCGATTGGCCTGGTGAGTACCCAGATCCCGGCACCACCGGTGGGGTCTAAACTTTGGCCTCTTTATCGCGTGCTGAGCTTTGTTGCCGCGAATTGGGGGCAGGCGGTTAACGCCGGAATGTCACTCCGCAAGAAGGGTGTAACGAAATGAACAGTCTGTCCCGCCGCAATTTCCTGCGAACCTCTGCGCTAGTCGGGGCAACCGCCCTGACAGCCTGCACCGTTGCCACTAACGGCAGCACAACCACCGTCACGCTCAACACGGCCAAGGTCAAGGCCTACGGGCAGGCGGGCGTTAACGCCATCGCCACGATCCTGAGCATCACCGCGATTGCATCAGCCATGGGTGCGCCTGCGGTGGCTCTGATCGAGACGGCTGGAACGGCCCTTGCTGCCAGCCTGACTGCGTTTTCCAGTGCCACCAATGGCACGCTGACCATCACGTATGACGATACGAACTGGAAAACCAAGGTCGATACGATCCTGGTTGATCTCAACAGCGTTGCCACAGCCCTGCGGTCTGGCCTGACTGCCGCTCAGTCCACAGTGACAAGCACGATCATCAATACCGCCATCACTATCTTCAATTCCCTACTGACGGTGCTGGACGCGTTCATGGGCGTTCTGGGCATCAGTCTTTCCAGCGTGTCTGACGAGCAGGAGGCGACTGCTCTTAAGACGCTTGCGGTTACTCAGTGACGCCTGACTTCGAGTGCGGAATGATTGCCGGGGGTGCATCTGTCGGCCTCGGCACTCTCCTGCTGGCGCTTGTATGGCGCTGGCGGGCGAGCGCAGGGAGCTTCTGGGGGCAGCTTACGAAAGGGCAGGATGATGCGGATTAAGGCGCTTTCCTGCCTGCTGGCCCTCTCTGCCTGCGCCAATGTCCCACTACAGGCCAAGCATGACTTGCTGGGCATAGCCCGCTCAGACCTCATCGCCTGCGCTGGCGTGCCGGACAACCGGGAGACCGTGCCGGACGGCGAGGTATTGCAATGGCGGCAGGATCAGCAGGTGCAGGGGCCGTTTACGCTCAAGGGGCCTATGTCGCTGGAACTGGACCTATCCGGCCACGGCACTTGCCACTTTGTCGCCCGGTTGCGGCGGGGGCGGGTGGCGCAGGTGGAATACACCGGGCCGAGCGGGACTCTGTTGGGGCCGTATTCGGCTTGTCGGCCTTTGGTGTTGGCCTGCGAGCGGTTTGTTAGGAGGTGA